CAGATATTCAGAGTATTTCAAATCTGCATTGTAAGAGGTGCTAATACAAGGCCTGGACATCATCCAATTGACTCTGTGGATCTTATCGGCTGTGCTATCTTTTTTTATGGCTTTTATGAAATTTTTGTTTTCTAACAATTTTATGTATTTGAGGTGTTGTATATGTGAGTGATTTATAGGCAAGTTATTTGTTGTTTCACCATGTAAAAATGCTTTATCAAAATCATTCAATTTGGCTATATATGTCTCTCTTTCATCATTCATTTTATGACTAAGAGGAGTGGTGACCCTTGGTATAGGCAAATTGAAACTTTCTTCTATATCACTATTCATATGGAAACAGAATGTTGAGCAAGCTTTGAGCAATTCCTCATCAACTTCAGACAGCCTGAGGAAATTAGCAAACGTACCTACTATTAGGATCATTAACGGGTGAGGATCAGGTATGCCCATCATTTCTTCAGGTATCTTATAATGCTCAGGGTCTGGCTTCAAGTTGTAATAACTGCACACCAATGAAGTGTATATTTTAAATATGAGATAGGATTGATGAAATGATGCACCATTCTTAATAGATTCCAATGTTTTTGAATAAGCTGTATATATGTCTCCACTGTAACCTTTGTCTGATGGCTCATATATCAAGTTGGATATAAATTTCGTTGACATCGGTAGCAAGTTGTTTGCTACATACAGTATTGAAGTTATCTCGAAATAAATCTTTGATATAACAGATTTCTTCAGAGATAAATGATGGTTGGCCGATTTCATGATGGTCTCATAGCAGCTTATAGCAGGTTTGATCTTGTCTTTGTCAGATAGAGATAGTGTACCACCGCTATCATCACTGTGGCACAACATGCTTAAATCAGCCACAAAAGGTCTCACAGAATTTAATGCACAATTCCTGAAGATATACTGAGCATGCAATTGTACAGCTGCGTGGAGCATTGAAGAAAGGTAATTGAATATACCCATCATGAAACTATAAGGCATGACAAAGTGAGGAACTTTTTTATTAAAATCTCTAGTAGCTTTAGCATTCCTCTCTTTCGCAACCTGTTTTTCTTTTTTAGTTTTATAGGCAATCTTGTCAACATCTAACCTATCAAGTGGAACAAAATCAAAGATATCTAAAACTCCTTTCAACTCTTCATTGTTGACTATAGCATCAGTTACTTTCCTTTTTGTTACGAAAAGCTTCTTTATCATTAGATCAAAGAATGAGAAAAAAATATGTAGAAACTTGTTAGGCAATACGTCTGCCATTCCAGCTATAAAGAAAACATATTTCAATATATTACTCTGAGGAGCCCATTTGGTGCAATCTAATGTCAAGAAATAATTGTGGTTTGACTTTTTCATCTTCTCATGTACCTTATGGTGAACTTGCTCATATCTGTTATTTGATGAGACACTTATCATTTCATTTGGTAATGTGCTACACAAATACCCAAAGTAATCTTCCAGTATGGACTGTCTGAATTTCGTGTTGTCATTCATTACATAAATCTCTCTTGAACCTCCTCTCTGTATTTTATGGACTGCATGGAAAACAAGCGGCTCATTGAGGACACTCACAGCTTTGTCCCAAGCAGTTATATTAGTTGATTGGAAAGCATCAAAACTATCAGCTGTTTCTAATAATTTTCTGACTTTTTCTGAATGATGGGTGAAATAATCTTGGTTGTAAACAAAATGACCATTGTTGTCGAAAAAATCTGGGTTATCAATGTAGCCTTTCCTTAAACCGGAAGAATTTGCATGCTTCATGTATGAAGAGTTCAAAATCTTATTTAAATTGTTACTTAGATTGGTTAAGCCAACATTCTTTTTGAAATGCTGTGACATAATGTCACCGAGAATATTCATGTACTGGAAGTCAACTTTAAAATTTCCG